GTGGTACAACGGTGTGATCGCCTCAACACTGGGCGACTACGGCGAAACAGGCCCGTTGACACCAGGTACAGGTACAGCAACAGGCGCAACGTTCATCGACCACGGTGGTGCAGCTATCACCGCGTCGGGCTCAAGCATCCCGCTGCTGGACGAAGTCAACGACGAAGTGTGGGCTAGCGTTCAGCTCTCCCCGACGGCTTACATGGTCAACTCGGCTCAGGCCGACGAGATCAGCAAGCTGTGCCTAGAAAGCAGCGCTGCCGTCACGTTCCTGCCACCTACCGATCAGGATGCTAGAAGCAACCTGGCCGGCGGCGGGTACATCGGCCGCTACATCAACAAGGCGGCTGGTGGAGTTCCCGTTAGTATCGAGGTTCACCCTCGTGTTGCGCCTGGTACGATCATCGCCCGTACCGATCGCGTTCCCTTCCCGGGGAGCAACATTGGTTCGGTCTACGAGGTTCGTTGCCAGTACGACACGATGCGCTTCGACTACGCGGCGAACTACGAACCTGCGGTGGAAGGCGGCGGACCTCGATACGACTTTGAGATTCGCAGCATGGAGACCCTTGTGAATAGGGCTCCCGTCACGCAGGCCGTTGTCTCGAATGTTGCCTAAGTAGTATTAGGCAAACCCTCTTCTCGCTCCCGCTGCGCGACAGTCGCGCTATGCGCGAGTCACCTCCCTGACCGCGCGCGGGAGCGAGAGGTACATCTTCCAAAAGGAGGTAGTACATCATGGCTCAGATCCACAACGTAGAGGTATCACAGACGAAGCGGTACATAACCGACCCAGAGAAAGGGCTCGTTCTCCGGCACGATGACAACATCCAGCAGGGCTCGGCCAGCTCGATCACGCACGACGGTGAGACGTACACGGTCGACTCCGACGGTACATTCGACGTGTCAGAGGAGTGTGCGGCGTTCCTGACACACACCCCGGGATGGTTCTCCGGCCCCAACCCCTTCGCCCCCCAGGCGACCACAGAGGTACTAGAGGCTAACGCTGTGCCGCCGACACGTAAGCGCGCCCAGACACGGAGCGTCAAGTAATGCCCTGGTACGGATGGGCGATAACAGTTGTTGTGAGCGCGTGGATTCTGTTCTACGTGTTCTTCATTATCGCCTTTGCGAAAATCTGGAAAGATAGCTAGGCTCACATGAGCCCCGCTTTCGTTCCTGAACCGTTCGCGCAACCGGCGGTCAGCCCAGACACCGCAACGCTCTTTCGCAGAGCGCCGTACATCTCCCCTTCTGAGTACAAGCAAACGCCGACGGCGGTAGCTGTTAGCGGGCTTGTACCTGGGGGGAACCCAGCAGAAAACGAAGCGGCCCTAGCGGCGGTGATCGCCCGCGCGAGTGATTGGGTAGACACGATCTGCTTCCATCGCGCGGACGGCACGCTGGCCGCTAGCCCGTCCACGGAGTCCGGGTGGGTACGAGTCAAGAATGACGGTTCGCTCAAGCTGATCTGCAACTACAAGCCGATCCTCGAGGTAGACGCGCTAGCGATCGGCTCCGGCCCGAACAGCATGAGCAACATCGGACAGGAATCCGCTGAAGAACTGACGATCGCCGGTCAGATAATTCAGCTCCCGCAGGCGAGTCCTGTGCGCGGCATCACCACCTTCTTCCCCGGCGTACGCACGGTCGGCGGCAAGGTGTACGTGGTATGGACATACGTCAACGGCTACCCGCACACGGCGCTAGCAAAAACTGTCGCCGAAGAAGAAACTGTCATTGAAGTTGCCCCGTCGGTTCCGGGCGGTTCAGCAGTCTACGGGGTCTATCCTGGTACGCAGCTCACGATCCATGACGGCGAGCTGACAGAGGTCATCGTAGTCTCGACCGTCGAAGGACTGAAACTCAACCTCCAGAGCGAAACACTGTACGAACACAAACTGCCGACGCCTCCGACACAGGACTCGATCAGAGTCTCATCCATACCGTGGGTGGTGGAACAGGCGTGTATATCGCTCGTGTCGGCGCTAATCAAGATGCGTGGCTCCCGCGCGCTCGTGCTGCCGCAGACCGCAGCAGGCGCTACAGCGCCCGGGAAACAGGCAGCGATGCAGGGCGGCGGCGAGAAAGACATTGAGCTTGCGTTTGAGTTGCTCGCGCCGTTCGTGATGCCGTATCTACGGAGCACTTGATGACAATCCACGGCCGCAAAAACCCGCACGCTGTCAAAGCGCACAAAGTAAAAGTCCACCGCGCTAAAAAGCTGAAGGCGCACAAGAGCCGGACGAAAAAGAAAGCGCCGCGAGTCTGATGGGTAGAGCCGCCGTCAGAACCGCAGTCGCAGAATACTTCGCAAACGCGGACATTCAATTCGTCGGTAAGGTGTACGCCGCACGCCCGGAGATCGTCGAGGAGACGGCGTACGAAACGAACCGGCTCAACGAAGCGGTCCCGTCAACAAACGGATCGAGCACGATCCTCGTCGTGAACATTCCGACCGACGACCGCAAACGTCGTGCGGACACCGGCCGAGGTGCCGTGAACGACACTTGGATACACAAGATCGCCATAGAGGTATTCTTCGCCAGCACAGGCGGTGCCGCAGTGCCGGCACAAGAAGACTACGACTCGATCATTGACAATATGATCGAACTCGTGCGTGCTAGCGGAACACTTGGCGCTCCCGGAGTAATCTGGAGTGCAGGCGAGTACGAACACGGTATTGGCCATAAGCAGTCGGCACCGTTTACGGACGCTGACGGCCTAACAGTGTTCATTACAGGCGAAGTTTCTTTCGACGCATACGAGTGGGTCGCAGGCAATGTTTAGTACCCCCGGCGGATCTCCCGACGGTCAACAATAAGGAGCTAGAAAATGAGTTATTTTAGCGCGATTCCAGTTCCCGAGACAACGGTCGGGATCGCTATAGAGGCAGTACGCGGCACCCCAGAAGCGCCAGACTACTGGCTCCCAATTATGGGGCCAAAGTACGTACCCGACGTGCAGCTGCTCCCCGACGCCGGGCTGCGCGGCTCGATGGTAACGCTCTACGATGAGATTCCCGGCCTGCGCTTCGACAGCCATGCTTGGGACGCCTACCCCTACCTGGACTCATTTCCCGTCTTCCTCCGCGCGCTGCTCGGATCAAAAGACAATGTGCAAGCGCGTACGCCGCTAACGACGCTAGTCGCAGAAGCGAAATCACCCGACAAAAAAATCATCGTAGTCGAAAAACTCGCGGAAGGTCTCGTCGTCGTACTCGACGAAGGCGGAGCAGAAGAAGAGACCACAACCCTCGGCAAAGAAACGAAAATCAAAGCCGGAGAATACGAATACGTCGTCCCCACGCTGACCAAGAAACATCTGATCGGCGCGACGGTCTCCGGCCCTACGGAACTCGTGAAAGAAGCGGTCGCGGGCGCCACGGAAATCTTCGTTCCGTACAAAGTGGAAGCCGGCCAGTATCTTGTTCTTGGGACGATCGCCGGTGAGCAGGAGACTGTTCTTGTGGTCGGTATTCCTACCGAATCCAAAGCAGGTGAATGGAAAACCAAAATCACCTACCCGCTCGCCTTCACGCACAAAGCGAAAGCTCCTGTTGTCGGGTTGACAGGCCACGCATTCAGCTTGCTGAACAATGCGCCAGCCGAAGGAAACCAGCCCCCGAGCTGCACTATCACGGACTATGCCGGCGAGGAAAACTGGCGCCAGCTCGCTAGGGCGCAGCTCAACTCTCTCAACATCAAGGGCTCAGCCGACGCGCTACCGACGGTTGCGGTGGACTGGTTCGCTGACAAGTCAATCACCCCCTCGCCGCCCTCGGCAACGTACTCGACCGCGGAGGCCCCCCCAGGCTGGACTGCTGTCGCCGCGATTGGTGGCACGCAGATTGGCTACATGGTCAACTGGGAGTTCGACCTGAAGCGGAACGTCAAGAACATTCCCGGCGTCACCGGGAACCAGAACTGGTATCAGCACTTCGCTGGTCCGCTGGAGGCGACCGCAAAAGTCACTGTGCTAGAGGATCGGTCAGCCACCTGGTTGACGGCCTACGAAAACGGCGAACTGGAGTCGATCGACCTCACGCTCAGTGACGTCAAGTCTGGCTTCGCGCTGAACCTCCACTCCTCAAGCCTGAAGTTCACTAAAGGTAGCTTGGACCGCTCGAAAGAGTGGGTCGAGATTCCGCTTGAGGCTCAGCTCATACCGTCCACGGCGGACGCGCTCGCTGGCGGCGTGTCCCCTATCTCGATGACTGTTGCCAATTCGCAGGCCACCAAATACTAGAAGCTGCCTTAGCTGCCCGGCTACCTCCTCGGTAGCGGGCGGCTAGGGTATCTCAGCTTTCTGCTTCTTCTTGTGCTTGCGCGATTGCTTCGAGGTTGCTGGCGTTTTGTTCGGCCTGACGGCGCTTGAGCACTGCTGTCGCTTCTGCGCCTTCTCGTGTGATTTGTTCGTCACAGGCGACATTTTCAACTTCGGTCATATGTACTCCGTGGCAGGCGTTGCCTGTGCTCGGCGCAGCGGGTGCGGTGACAGGGGTAGTGGCGGCGACAGCCGGTGTTACCGACGCGGGCTGTGTGCGTGCGCTCTTGCTGCTGCCCCCGAGAGCTATAGCGATGCCAATTACGAAGTAGACGAACAGCACTAGTACGGCAATGAGGGCGAGTTTCAAGATCCCGTCGGCTATGCCTTTGATGGTCTGCATGATGTTCCCCGTTCCTTTGGTCTTGTTGTTCATAGGAACAGTATCGCACCTCCTTGCCTGGAAGTCAAAGGCAAGGGGGCTCTCTAAACGAATGTTCTAGGAGGCGTAAAATGAAGACGGTCCCCATCCCAGGCGGCACAGCAGACCTACGCGAACAGACCGAGATCAAGGTCCGACACCGCCGGCTAGTAGAATCCGCCAGCGTAGGCGCCGCAACCGCGCTAGCGAAGCTGCCATCCGAGCAAGCCGAGCTAGAGGCCGCGACGCTCGCAGAGCTGGCTCTCACTGAGGCCGAGGCCGACAACCTCTTCCGGCTCCAGGACGCAACCATCGTTGCGGCACTGGACTCGTGGACGCTGCCAGACCCGCTCCCTACCCTAGCGACGGTAGGCGACCTCGCCCCTGAGGTCTACGACGCGCTAGCGGAGGCGACCCGTGACCTCGGTACAGCTATCGCCGCAAAGGAGGACTTCGAGCCGTCTAACCCGGCTGACCCCAGCTTCAACGCAACCCCTACGCCGCCCTCAAGCGGCTCAGAGGAGCACTTGAGGGCAGACCCGGATCCAGCATCGACGACCGCACCGCTGAGCACTACCAAGAGTGGCGCTTTCGAAGGGCCTTTCACGGACTGAGCCATCAGCAATTCCTCGACGAACCTGACGCGACTGTGAGTTGGCTCTTAGCGATCGATCAGCTCGTGCAAAACGTAGAAGCCGATCAGCGGAAGAGAGAAGAAGCCCGTGCCCGGTAGCGTAGACGACGCAGCTTTCCAAGCGGCGCTAGATGCTCTGATGTTGCGTGTCAGCGCAGCTAGCGCCGCCGCTGTAAAGACAGCTGCGCTCGCCATACAGGCAGCCGGTATGGCGAACACGAAGGTCGTGTCCGGTACTAACCGCCGATCGTGGCGTACGGAGAGTGCTGGGCCTTACGCCGCATTTGTCGGGCCGACGATGATATACAGCCGCCGGCTTGAGTTGGGATTCGAGGGCGCTGACTCGCTTGGTCGCGTGTATCACCAGGCCCCGAAACCTTATGTCCGCCCTGCATACGAGGAAATGCTCCCGAAGATTCGACCGTTCTTTATAACTGCAATTTCCGCTGCCATTAGGAGGTGAGCGCGCATGGCCGATGAGTTTCTACCTCCGGTGGTTATATCCATTGCTGTAAATGATTCTGCCGCGCTCGCCCAGCTCGCCGGTCTCAAGGGAGCTATGGCAGAGACCTCCGCGTCTATCGACCTGTCCTCGGCAGCTGCTAGCAAGAGCTTGGGCGGTATGGGTGCAGGGGCAGCGGTAGGCGCAAGCGGAGTCAAGGCCGCCGAGAGCGATGCAGAGAGCGCGAGCAAAGGCTTCTCAGGGCGTATGGCAATGGCCTTCGAGTCCCTCGGTAACTCGATGGGGAGTTTCGGAGTCCCGTTCGGTAGCTCAGTGAAGAAAATGGGCTACGCGATGAAGGAGGGGGAGTCCTCGACGAAAGGCTTCGGATCTAGTCTTCAGGGGCTATCGAAGATCGCGTCCCTTTCAGCCATCGCGATCGGAGGCGTTCTAGTTGCAGCCGCTCTCAAAGCCAGCGCCGCGACCACCGAAGCGAACGCGCGCTTGATGACGGCCGCTCAGGATACCGGCAAGAGTATGGTGGGCGTCGAAGCGTCGTACTTGAAAACAGAGAAAGCCGGCGTAAAACTTGGTTTCATGACAGATGAAACAGCGGAATCTCTTACCTCACTAACAGTTGCGTCTCACAGCTCAGCAAAGGCGGTTGAATTACAAAGCCTTGCCGAGAACTTGTCTGCAATGCGCAAAGTCCCCCTAATGACAGCAACAAAAGCGTTGGTTCAGTTGTACGGCGGCTCAGAAAGGGCGCTCAAACAGATGGGTGTCCAACTGGATACCGGCTCCATGAAGCTGAAAACGCAAGTGAAAGACACTGAAGCGCTCACAAAAGCAAAGGCTAACCTCAAGACCGCTGAAGAAGGTATGGCGGTAGCCGTCAAGAAGGGCGCGGAAGAACACGAAAAGGCGGAGGCGAAGGTAGCATCGGCGGAGGAAACGCTATCGCGTTCACAGGAAACGTTGAAGGGCGGTTCGGAAAGCCTCGCCGCAGCTCAGCACACGCTCACAGAAGCACAAAAGGGCGTAACTGAAGCCGCCGAAAAAGAGAAGACTGCAATCAAGGAAGCTGCCGCCGCGCTCAAGTCCGCGGAAGAAGCAGCGCGGGAAACGGCGGAATCGGGAGCGAAGGGGATCGCAGCCGCTAAGACGAACCTGAGCAACTTGGAACAGGAACGTGCAAAGGAAGGTAACGAAGCAGGCATCAAGAAAATTGAAAGCGAAGAAAGTGTGCTAAAGGCTGTCAAGTCTGTAGCGAATGAACAAGCGCTAGCGTTGTTGGGCGGGAAGAAGGCTCAGCTTGAAGCTGCTGATAAAGGCATGGAAGCCGCTAAGAAGGAACAGGCGCTCGCAAAGGCGGGCCAAGGCGTCATCGAAGCAGAGGCTACCGCGCATAAGAATAATGCTAAAGCCCTCCATACGGTTGAGACGGCACACGAAAAACTTGTGAAAGCTCAGAAGGCGGGGCTCGCTTCAAGTAAGGAAAACGAGGCTGCGGCGAACAAGGTTGCTACCGCGCAAAAAGGTGTTTCGGTTGCCGAGCGCACGCTTTCGGGTGATCTAGCTAATGTTCACAAGGCAACGGATGGGTTGTCTCTCGCGCAGAAAGAAGCTGCCGCACCACCCAAAGCGTTAGCTGCCGCACAGGAAAAGCTGAAGAAGGCGCATGAAGCGGTCTCAGTTGCGTCGCTCAAGGTAAAGAAGGACTCTAGTGCTTTGGGAGAAGTGCTAGCGAACCTAGCGAAAATCAGCATGGGGCAAGCCCAGAAAGCATCTGAAACCACCGCAGGGAAGCTGCGCGTCCTACACGCGACTCTCAATGAAGTCGAGGCTGAGATAGGTAAAAAATTAGAACCTGCCATCATGAAACTAGTCGAAGCGATGCTCAAGATAATTGGCTTTTTCAAGCAGCACACAACGGCAGCTAAAGCACTGGCGATCGCATTGGGGCTTGTAGCCATAGCGTGGCCGATTACTAAGGTCATCGGGCTTGTAAGCGCCATCGGCAAACTTGTGGTTCTATCGAAAATAGCGGGTTTGGTCAAAATGCTTTGGTCGGGGTTGGTGGCTCTCGGGACAAGTGAGGCAATTGTTGGCGGGGAGACCGTCACTCTCGGGTTCTCTTTTGCTGCTCTCGGAACAGCTATCGGGGGGGTTTTGCTCTCCGTAGCGCCGTTCCTAGCGGCCTTCGGCGTCGGCGGTGCGATCGGTCTCGGTATCAACTCCCTCTACAAGAGCATAACTGGCGCCCTTGGCCCCACGGAAAAACTCGCCAGTCTGCTCGGTAAAACGGGGGAAGAAGGACCGTCCGCGTCGCTACTAGCTGGTAGCAAGCATGCTAAGGAAAGGCTCGCGCAGGCGGAAGCGAAGTACCCGAAAATGGCGCTCGGGGGGATTGTCTCTAAACCGACATTGGTGGAAGTTGGGGAGGCGGGTCCGGAGGCGATCATCCCGCTAGCGAGCGGAGGCTTGACCGCACCGCAAGGCTTCTCGTCCCTCCCAAATATCGGGGCTGGCACATCCTCCACTAACCCCTCGGGCGGCGGACTGCATATCGACAACCTGACGGTAAACGGTATGAGCACGCCCAGCCCTGTCGTGGTGTCCGAACTCTACAGCCGCCTACGGCCACTCCTCGTCTGATGTTTCCTTCTCCTTCACTCGAAGCGCCAACACTAGAAGATTTCCAGTGGGAATACAACGAACTCGTAATGGGCGCGAATACTCCCTACGGAGTTTTACTCGTCGAGGGCCTCGACCTTGCGGAAATCCGATCGGGCGACGTGAGTTGGCCGCGCGATCACGGGCAGGCGATGGGTCTCGACCTGTACGGGGGCCGGGACATTATTCTGGACCTGTGGATGAAAACGGACGGCACGTCGCTTCAGCACGCGCAGCTCGCGTTGGTTGCCGCAACCACTGTACGTTCCGACGAAGAGCTGCCTCTATGGTTTCAGTTACCGAACCTGCCGCTTCTTTGCATCATGTGCCGCCCGCGCAAAAAGCCGATGAAGGTAGAAACGGAGTACGCGGCCGGCAACATCGGCAAGCCAGAACTTCACCTACGCGCGTCGGACCCACGGATCTACACAGCCGGTGAAGAAACT